GTTAGCTACACTAGGTTCTAATTTCTTCATGTTAATATTCCTTTCGGTTAAGATTAATTTGCAGTTAAGTCTACGACTTCACAAGTTCCGGCAGTACAGGCTAGCTCACGGCCACCTGATGTAGTATCTTCCTTCTCAAACTCTTGAAGCTTATTCCAATCAATTGCTTTAGGCATAGTCTTCAGCATTGCTGTGTACTCTGCTTTGGTACAGTCCTGATAGGGTTCTTGCTCATAAATATGTTCACTGAAGGGTAAGAAGCTAATACCTGATACTTCATCAAAGTGTTCATATGTCCATGCTCCTACATCCATCCACTCGTCTTCCTTCACGCTGATTGTAACAGAAGGTTTGTGTTCACACCAATGTCTTTGATAAATTAGCCATAGGTTCAACTGTTCAATGGCAGTCATATCTGTACGACATACGGCATTGTTAGGCGACTTCATAGGAAAGCTAAAGACTGTAGTGCTATCCGGTTTCATTACATCAGGCTCAGACGGGATGCCTGCATCAATTAAGAACTGTGTTAGTGGGTCTTTGTTATCGGCACGTACAGTGCGAATGTAGTACGGGTTATGTCTTGCATGAATACCTGATGCTGAGTCTGTCAATTGAGATACTGTACCGGAAGGTTTGACACACGTAATAGCAGTAGACTGATTGATGCCTAGCTTCTTAGATATATTAGCATTAACCTTCACTGATACCGCCTTAAGTTCCTCTAGCATTTCGGCTAGGTCAGCATTGCGTACCTTATTTGCCATTAGTTTGTTGTCCATAATACCAGTAAGAGATACACCAAGTAGACGTTCTTCTTCAGTGTTGTTCTTCCATATCTTACGTAAGTATTTAAAGTCAGTCAGTGTTGCTTGGAATGTACCAAGTGTAGTAGCCAAGCCTACCTTACGTCTCAATGTAGCTTCGGTATCTGTATCACGTACTACTACCTCGCTAAGATTACAGAACTGATATGGGCGTAGTATAATTTCACTACAGGGATTGCATCCAAAGTCCCAATCAGAATCTCGTCTACCATTCTTAGCTGCCTGCTTCTTAGCAGATTGCCGATTAAAGATACCACGCTCGCCAGACTTACTGTCATACAAAGCCATCCATTCACGCATGAATGTACCCATCTCAGGCTTACATTTATATGCTACACTGTTGTTAGCCAAGGAACGCTGTCCTTCGTACTCCCACCATTGTCCTGCCTTAGCATTACGCATTTGGTCATCATTAAGATTAGACAAACTAATTAGTGCACTTCTACGTACCCCACCTACAACTACTACTTCACCAATCTTACACATAATATCATGGCACTCAATCGGATATAGTCTACGTCCTGCCGCTTTGCGGAACACTTCAATACAGAAATTAAATAGTTCTACTAAAGGCTGTGGTCCAGAGGCACGACCCCCAAATGTTTTAAGTCTAGCTCCTGCTTCACGTACATCACTTGTATCCCACTTAGGAACCTGTCCTGTGTATAGCATAGCTATCAATTCTTTAAGTGACTTAGCCCAACCCGGACGACTGTCACCTACTTTAATTACGGTATCTGTTTCATGGAAGTCTTCGTTTACGATAGGTAACTTCTCAATGTTATGTCTCTCAACACTGAAGCCCACACCTGTACCACACATTAGAATGTACATTGTTTCATCGAAGGCACGAGGACTATCTACCGGAACGTACGAACAATTGTATCCACCTACATGACAGCGGTCTAGTGCAGGCCCTGAAGTCATCAAGGCTCTCATACTAGGCATTACTTCTTGTGATAATACCGCTTCTTCTAATTCGCTACGCAAGGAACTTGTTAAGGTAAAGCTGTGCTTATCTTTTAAATGCTTTGTCATATAGTCAAAGTATCTAGATACAGTTTCTCCCCATGTTTCTCTGCGTTGTTCATCTTCTTTCCACCTAGCATAGCGAGAAAGAGCAATGAAGTTTTGATAGTCAGTAGGTAATGTATTGTTCATATATCTTACTCCGTAATTGTTCTTATGTTTTTAATTTCAATGCCCTCTACTTCATGTAGAAATTCTTTAAGCCCGTCTTCTAACTCTATGCCGAAGTCTCCATCTGCAGGAGTTTGATACTCCTCTGTGTCTACCTCTAATGTCAGAAACATTTTTACTCGTACTTTCATGTTACTTTCCGTTCGACTCTTTTGCTTCGACTAGTTTAGATAGATACCACTGAGCTTTATGTAAATCTTCTAGCCCATTTTTATACCGGTATCTCCAGACGTACTTCATAATATTTCCTTGAAGATAGTACTCGTATCCATCGTCTGTTGCCGCTGCAATAGCATCAATACATTCTATACCTGATGCATTGTAATGCGGTGGATGGTTTACCATATCTGGAAACATATCGGTTTGATAATCATATGAGTCCAAGCCTAGCTTCTTTTCAAGGGAAGTTCTCCTACGTTGCTGCCCTGCTTTCTGTGTATTATTTACGTATCTGCCAAATTTACTGTGTGTCATGTTCATATCTCCTAGTGTAACTTTGTGTTCTTGTTATTAAAGAAATCTACAGTAATTATATTACCATCTTTTACAGAAGATGCAACATCTTTTGTGTCTACTTGAATTTCTTTTTCCTCAGCATCCTGCTTAGTGTTACTTAAGTTACTTACATAGTCCTGTACAATATTTCTAATTGACTCGTCTCGTTCCATCATGGGTACGGTAGCACATACCATAGTGCAAAAGTGCATAAGGTCATCGAAGCTAGCATCGTCTAGTGGATTAAGCTCATGTGTTAGAATAGATAAGTCTACTTCACCCGTCCACTCTCCTTCATGTAGGGCAGGCCGTACTCTAATTACAAAGTCTTCGTCTCGTGCTTCCATTGGATTATCTATCATGTTCTATATCTCCTTTTGTTAATGGTAAGTATACTTCATACATGGCCCTGCAATCCTTGTTAGGACAGGATAGATTGCTGTGTATCATATCCCCTAGTACCATATCTTCTACGTCAATGTCTCCACCCCATATAAGTTCAGTTCTGCAGTGCCAACAGTCCATGTTATTTCCTTTTAATTTTAGTACCGGCAAACGGTATAAGTTTAGGGTGATTAGTTTTAGTTCCTTTTTCTTTCAACCAATCCTCTGGAATAATTCTATCGTAATACAATAGGCCATTCTTAGTACACCATTCACCATACGTAGACTTTGCACCCTTACTTAGCTTCCGTCTGCTATTCTCAAATACAAATCTGATGTCAAGCTTCGGGTGTTGCTTCTTTATTGCTATGTGTTTCCGTCTATCAGATGCGGTAAACATTCCTTTAGCTTCTATTATAATACCATTCTTTAAGATAAAGTCCGGAGTATAGGTGCGGTAGGCTAGGTCTTCCCATTCAATCTTGATGCTCTCATAACCGTACTTGTAGTTTAGTTCATCAAGGTATTTGGAAAGATTTACTTCTAGCCCACTGCGATACCCATACTTACGTGCTCTACTAAATGCTTTATAGTTAGGCACTAACTTGCTCCTCTTCTATCGAAATGTAAGGAACCATCTTAGGGTCCTTAGCCTTGGAAGGAATAGAGGGGCGTTCTTCAAGAGTAGGCCAACAGCTAAATCTGTACGAACAAAATGTACAATTACTATTTAGTACAGTGTTACCTGTAGGTGTTCCTCTGAAAGTCTCCGGCTCTGGCTCAAAGCACCGTTCAAACTTGTTTTCTTTAACAGTCTTCACAGTATCTTCTATCTTAGCTATCTCTTTATCCAAGTCCATGTTTGCCGCAGAGACATACTTGAATTGTCCATTAGCTTTATTGACAACCCACCAACCGCCTACACGTTTGCCGGATGCCTTGGCATACCCTGCTAATTGTCCTACGTAACCGAAGCCATCCTTGGCGGCAAGGGTTTCATATGACTCAAACTTATTTTGGTATGACCAATTTGATGCAGACTTCACATCGTCAACAGCACCATTAACAACAATATCATATGTTCCATTAATGGTTGTGCCATCATCCAGAGTAAGAGTAACTTGCTCGTCATCTTCATACTGTACTCCTGCTTCTTTTAGTAGTCCTTTAAATACGGCTTCGACAATATCGCCAAGCATCATATTCATTATGAATGTAGTCGGAAACGGCAGTGCCTTTTCACTCTGGTTTTTCTCGAACCACAGTTGACAAGTGGGGCGACCCACGTTAGACATTCTCAGTCTGAAGTCGCCCCGTGTCTTACCGCTACCGAACTGTCGCTTAAGTGCATCTGATATGTCATCCGCCACCTGTTTAATGGTGGTGTCTGCCATAGTGGTCTTGCCTTTAACGGCATTTTCCATGTATTGATGCAAAGCTAGTTCAGCAGGATGGTTCATTATGCAACTCCTTCTTCGAGTTCAATGTCTACAATGCCATCAACAATCTCGATGTCATCTTCATCATCATGGTTAGATGCTTTCTCTTGCCATGCATTAATGATGTACTCATTATAGTTTTGAACCCATTGAAGGAAGTCAGTGAATAGTCCTTGCTCTTTCTGTGTAAGCTCAATAGTCTTAGTCACATCAAGGGCAACAACAGGAAGATAGTACACTGCTCCGGTAGGAATTGTGCGCTCTTCTGTAGTAGCAGTAATCATATGCTGTACAGGAAGACGTTGCATCTTAGCCAGTTGAGTAAACGCACTACCTACTGTCTTAAAGGCATCACGATTATCAACTTCCCATATGAATGGTGTTTCATCCAACGTAACTTCCTCACCGTTAGCATCGGTAGGATTAATAAGCTTTACTGTACCTAGTACTACACGTACACGTTTGATTTGCTTAATCAATTCCTGTGTCTTCTCAGGTAGAGATTTAAAATCGGCAATGTACCCTGCAGGTTTACCACAGTTAAAGCCACCATCGTTGTCTTTCAAATCTACATTCAATGTGTCTGCCATCACAGTCTTAACAAAGCGATTAGGCTCGTCATTCTGTCCTCTGACATACCGCTTATACATAAAGCGTTGTAGATATGGTCTGACTTCAATGGACTCAGCGTAATATGTCGGTCCATCTGGTATCTCTAATTTATACGTACCACCAGATACGACTTCCATCTTTACTTTCTTACCTTTAACTTCTGCGTTACCGGTAATAGGTGAATGATTAATACGTAGACGAGCAAGGTTACTGCTCTTCTTCTTATTAGTACCACCTTCGTTTGCTATGCCCATAGCCTTAGCCATTTCTGCATAGTTGTTTGTGTCAATTGTAGTTAATTCCATGAATTATACTCCTTCTTTCGAGTGTTTAAAGGTTATTAGTTTTAACATGCTACGTCTTTCGTGTCAAGCCAATTCGGTCCTATCTGTGCTTCTAATTCAAGAGGCACATTAAATGATATTCCCCATTGGCTTTCAATTAGTTGTGTTAATTGTCTATTGGTTTCACCAATAATGTTTAGTACTTTCCTTTCTTCAGTTGGATGAACATCAAGAATGATGTCATCGTGTACAGTATTTACCACACATGATTGCATACCGTCAAGTAATTTCTCAATGTGTAGCAGTGCAATTGGTACAATATCTGCCGTAGCAAATGACTGCACCGGATAATTCTTTATCTGTGTGAAATGGGATACTCTACCTCGTGAGTTCCGTCTCACATCAGGAAAAGAAAACTCTCTGCCCGAAGGCGTAACTATCTTACCTGTGTTAATAGCTTCCTT